TCTCATCATATATTGTTTCATCTAGGTCTCTAACATTCTGTTCAAATAATAGATTATATATATTTGTTCCAAAATCTGGGTTCATTATTCTTTCACCCTTATTTGTCAATATTAAATTTCTAACATTTGAAATAACCTGGTCTTTTGTTAGATATGAAGACCTAAAAAGAGTACTTCCATCTATTCCCGGTTTTGTTCCTCCCGATATTCCACTACTACTTGTACCATCCTTTGAGTAGCCAGAGTCAGTAGTTGAATTATTACCAAATGGTAATACTATACCAATTGCCTTTTCCTCAATCAAGTCAATAGGATTTATCATCTTAGGATCGACTACGTCTCTACGTCTGCCATAGACAGCCTTTACAGATGTTCTACCTGTATACTCACCCATTCTTGACTTTGATTGTGCCATTTTTACTTCTTAAATCTTTTTACTAATTCTGTATAATCTCTTGTTAGTGCCTTTTCAACAGCAGCATCTACTGGTTTATGAGCTAAATCTTTTGGTACCATACTTTCAACTGTTGGTGTCCCACCTTGCAATTGCATGAATTGACTTCTAGCATCATTAGAATTAAATGTCTTCATTGTCTTGAAGCTATTGTCATTTGCTGTTGCGTTTAGTGCCTCATTAAGAGAGGCATTCTTTGCGTAACTTATACTATCATGCTCATTAAACTTTTCAATCATACTATTTTGAACTTGTTGAGCACTTTGCTTTTTCTTATCACCAAATATCTCAGTAAGAGACTTTTCAACTTCCTGTTGTACTATCTCTCTGATTATCCTTGATAATTTCTTTTTAGCGTTTGCCATAAATTTACTCCTATTTATTATAAATATTAGATTTATTATATTTTTATGCTTTTAGCTTTTTAATAGCAGACCCTATTTTTGCTACTAAGCCAGCATTACTTGCTGGACCTGTTGGTCCTACACCAGTTGTAAATGTTGCACTACCTTTTACTAATTGGTCCAGCTCCTTTTGTATATTTTCGACTACATCCATTAACTCATCAAAGTCAACTACCCACTTTTTTGTTGATAGTCCTATCTTATCTGCAGACGACATAATTATATTGTCCTTTTTAGAGCTTAATACCAATCTATTTGACCTCATTATAATTTGTCCATCTGCATATTCATTTATCTTTTCATAGTCCTTGTGCGTTGGAGATTCTAGTTGTAATGTAGATATAGGTGCTTCAGATGCTAAATATATTGAGCAATCATCTTCAATAATATCCTCACTACCTAACCCTTCTTCCTCGTCATTATTACACGTTATCATCATAACAGGTTTATTTTCAGACTTACCACCAAACAGCTTTCCTAAAAAGCCCTCCTCTGATGTTGATGTAAATCTAATTGTTTGGCCTGCCCTACCTTCAAGTATTATATCACCTTCTGTTGGGTCCATCTTTCTTGTTTGTCTAGGTTTAGCAAATAAACCAAAAAAGAAGTCTGATTTGTCTGGTAATACTGATGCTCTCTTTTGTGATATATTTTCACCTAATTGGCCTCTAGAATTAAAAATATTTGAATAGTAGTATTGTTTTTCAGGTCCTTTTATTACAAGTACATACTCACCTGGAAGAGGTACTGCTCTAAAATACGGACTTAATGGTCTTACTTGTAATGACTCACCTATGCCCACATTTGACCCATCTGGACCTCCTAATAGTGGCTTTACCATTAGTGAATCAACACCAGTAAATCCACCTATGTCCCTTGATGTAGACATTGCGTCTACAGTAGCAATAAATTGACTAGGTAGTTCATCTTTTTTTCCACCAGTATTAGATGACTTTTTCATACTTGAGAAAAAGTTTGTATATGATGGCTTATTTGGATTTGGACCCTGACTTTTGTATTTGCTCATTTTTATTATCACCCCTTGTCATATCATCAACAGCCTCTAAAAGTTGCTTTTTCTCCTCCTCTGTTAGTAAAGGTGAGTCACTATTTTTATTTTCTGTCCTTGCCATAGCTCTTTGTACTATTGCTGCCATTTTAACAAGGTGTTCATCATTTTTAACAGAAGCTTCCAAATATTCTTTTATTAGTGGTACAATAATTGTTGCATCTCCAGAGTTTTTAATTAGAGGTTGTAAGTCTGATATTAGTATTTTTATTTGCCTATCTTTCTCTTTAGAGTTTACATAAATATCCTCTAAAAGCCCAGAAAAGGTTTTTCCCTTAAATATTTCTTTGTTTCCATCCATATCAATAATAAATATCAAATTGGCTAAAAACGGCCATTGTTTTTATATAAAGCAAACTTTTCAATAAAGTGCTGCTTAATAACATTAACAACTCTAGTTATATATTGGGTTTTAACATCAGACATTTCTCTAATCATAATATATATAGCTTTTTTATTAAAATTATCTATATCAGACCTTCTATTAAAGATTTCTATTATTGATTCTAGAATTTTTACATCTCTATCTTTAGAGACAATTGTTTTTTTGTTTTTTGACAACCATACTGTGAATTGGTTCATAAACTCATGGAGCTCCTCTTGGTCTTTTTCTCTTACAACCTCATTAGTCACATTCCTTCTTTTGTCGATAACTTCAAGGCCCTTTTTTCTTATCATATTTTTATAGTTGTTATTATTGTGTAATATCAACCAATTCTTTGCGACAATTGAAAAATATGAAAAAGCCTTACCCTTATCTGCAGTAAATTTGTCTAATTTCTCAAGTAGGTGTACTATTACTTCGTGTTGTACCTCTCTTGTAGGATAGTCAAAATAATAAAACTTAAATCTATGTATTAAGTTTTCAGTAAGCTTTTCAAATGGATATTGTATATGCTCCTTATAAACCTTATTTCTTAGCTCATAATTTTTTTCATGATTGTATGCAATTATAGCTGCTTGCGTATCTTCTGTAAAGTATTGCTTTTTTGACCTCGGCCTACCCCTCTTTCTCTTTTGAGGGCCTTGTGCTGCTAATAATGCTTCTTGTATCTTTTTTTGTTTTAAGTCTTCGTAAAATTGTTCAACAGGGCTTAGCAATTATATTCTCCCATCTAATTTCTCTAATACATCCTTTAATGCATTAAAAGTTTGTCCAACCTCATCATCAGACTCAAATATATCCTTTGAATCTATCTCCTTCATTTTATTATATGAATCCTTGATTGACCTTCTTAGTTCAGTATTTTCATCTTCCAGCTCTAATACAGTATCTATTTGGTTTTCAAATTTCTTTAATAGATTCCATATTATAAATGCCATTATAGAAATTACTAAAAAAAATGCTATATATATGTATATACTTATATCCATTACTTACCTCCAAATAGTTCATCAAATAGTTTTGACTTATCGTTTTTAGGTTTTGCTGACTTTTTATATTTCCAGTTTTCAAACTCAATTCTTGATGCCATGTGGTCAGCGTGGTGCATAATAATTGGAAGATTTGTTCTTAAACTTCTTTCTGGTAAATATGACTTTAGATAGGTTGTATTAGCCTCGTCATATACACCATCATGAGTTAATATACCAATCATTTCATTTTGACTTACCTTAATTCCAAACTCCTGTAGTAGCCAAAGACTTCTATGTGGTACGGACATATGAACTATATCTGGATTGTTTGTATAAATCTTACCTTGATTTTTTCTATGCCATTCACTAGGGTTTGGGATATAGTATTCATTATCCAAATCACCCACCTTTCCTAGGTCATGGTTAAGTGCAACAAACATTAGCTCCTCATGGCTATAATTATCGACATAAGCACCCATCTCTTTCCATTGCTTATATAATATATCTGCACACCTCATTACATTCAATACATGGTCTACATATCCACCAATAAATGAATTGTGAAAGTGTTCTATACCAGATGCAGGTGCCATCATAATCTGGTCTTGCATCTTTGAGTATAACTTAATTAATAAATCTTTTCTTTCACCCGAAAAATTATTATTAATTTTTGCTAGTAAACTGTCCCAGTTTTCTTTTAATTGTTCTGCTGTTTTATCCATAACTTATTATCCTATTAAATCTATAATTCCTAATTCTAATGCCTCTTCTGCAGATAAAAATAAATCTTTTCTTGTATTTTCTCTCCACCAATCAACATCCTTCTTTGTTGATTCAGCTAATAAAGTTAAACAATCCTCTTCCATCTTTTTATATTGCTTTGCAGATGCTTGAATATCAGAGCTTTTTCCATATTGGCCTATAGATGCTTCGTGCAACATTATTGTAGAGTGCTTACTACAAATCCTTGAACCAGTTGTACAAGCTAATATCATTGCAGCTGCACTCATAGCTTGACCTCTACATATAACATTTACTTTCACCTTGAGAGACTTTATATAGTCTATAATAGCAAACATTTCAAACATACAACCACCAGCTGAATTTATTACTATAGTAATTGGCTGGTCTTTTAGTTGTTCTGGCCTTTCCCTTAATATTGTTCTACACCTAGTTGCTAGGTCATAAAAGGAAAACTCTCCAACCTCACCTATCATATAAATTATGCCATCATCAATATCCATACTATGGAATATTTCAGCATATTTATCTTTTGTTAGGTCTATTTCTCTTTCTTGTGCTTGAACCTTTTGTGGTTCTGGTTTATCACCATATATAGATTTTGTCATATTAATCAAATAAAAGTTTTAGCTGTCTTTTGTCTACTTCGTGTTCGTTGTCTTTAGGTTCTGGAAATGCATTTTCAATACTGCTATTTGAATATCCAAGTGCACCAGCCATTCTTACACAAATGTTTCTAAATTCAAAGGCTGTTATTCCTTGCTTAAACTCAAAATCAATCTTTTGTGGTTCGATTGCCTTTCCGCTTCTATGATAGCTTAATCTATCCATCTTTGTCTCCTACTAAGAATTTGTTTATTACTCTTAATATAATAAAAAATTATGAAGATAAAAAATTTCCTTCGATATATTTTTGTATAACCTCTTGTGATATTTTACCATTCATTATTCTTGAATAGTATTTTATCTCTCTTAAGACAACTTTCTTATCTTTTTTCCACCTTGTCTTTTCTAATTGCTTCTTTAGCTTATGAACTTGTACACTAGCTTTTCTCTTAAGGTCTTCTTTTTGCTTTGCTTTAAGTCTTAACCTTTCCTTTTGTTTTGTTGGTGGCAATGTACCCTTTAATTCAATTTGCTCGACACCTTTATGGAATACTCTACCATCTTTATGTACAAACTCCTTCATCCATCTCCAACCTCTATGAAAGCCAGATGGCTTTTTTGTTGCTGAACTTGGTCCTCCAAATTGTGCATGCATGCCCTCACTTACACAATCATGGCATGTTACTGCACTAGTATCTTCACCTACACATGTCATTTGACCACAAACCCTACACTCCATATATCTATAAAGTGCTCCAGGCCTTTGATTCCATTTATCGCCTTTTTTATATTCTGTATAATAATTTTGTTTTTCAGTTTTCATTTGCTTTAGTATTAAAAGTCTATATCAGCCTTCCAAATTCTATTTCCACGTTTATCTGTTCCTTGGCTTTTCTTAATAAATTCTTCTATCTTTTCTAATCTATCTTCACCATATACATTTTTACCTTCCTCAATATCCTTTTCTGCCTTAGACCACTTTTCTTTTATTTCATCTACTGTGTATGGTGTATTATATTTTAACCCTGGAGGACATGAACCTGTGACTTCTCCTGTAAATAGTGTTGGTTTAACTTCTATTACATTTTTATCTAACTCTCTAGATATTTGTTCTGGACTCAAGTCTTTTATCTTAGGCTTTATTTGAGCAAATGCCATATTTGCTGCAATCACCATTGCTATTGCTAGTGGGTCAAATACAAATATAATTAACAACATAAACCAATTAACAATATTCTCCATTGGTTGTCCAGTTAGCTTAGCCATATATTTTAATGGTCCTAATTCTCTGGCTGATTCATTACCTATTTGTTGTTCTAGTATTTTAACATCATATACCGCTATAGAATCTGTAAGTGAGTTTATCTGAGATGTTATAGTGTCTCTTTCTAGTATAGTTGTATTTAGCTCTTTTTGTAAAGCTCTTCTTGTAGAACTAGATGTGGTTGTGATTACTGTTTGTGAATTTTCATCCCAATAAGATACCTGAGTAGGATTAGATAATGATATTCTTAAATCAGATATGGACTTATTTAGTTGCTCTTTTTCTAGTACTAATATAGATTTATTCTCTTCAAATCTAGTTCTCTTTTTGTCAACTATTTCTACTTGTGCTTCTAAATATTGTGATTGAGTATTTGTCTCTTCAAAAGCTCCAGATAAGAATCCATATATACCACCAGATGTGATTACCATTAAAACAAATACTGCTACTACCAGATATGCTCTAAGAATTTTATTAATTACTTTCCAATATTGATATAACAAAGAAGCAGCAATTAATTTTGCTGCCTCAAGTGCACCTGCCATAATTATGACCTCTGTACTAGCACCTGCAAACAATTTACTTAGTCCAAAGACAGAGTAAAATGCTGCAGAAGCAGACACTGAAAGTGCTGATAATGCTATTAAAAATGGAAAGAATCTTTTTTTCATCTATCTTTCTAAGCCTACAAAATAAGATATTCTTTTATTGATGTCATGAATTTTATTTAATTCTTTTCTTATATCATCTATGTGAATTCTATCAGATGCTGACTTTAACATCATTTCCTCTACTTTCTTAACTTGCATCTCAAGATTTTGTTGAAGTTGCGTAACCTCTTCCTTAAATTTCATTGCTGTCCAAACTTGTCCCATAACTATTTTTCTCCTATTTTATCATACATTATAGTATGTATTTTTTTATTATTATACGGATTTTTTATAATTCTGTATCTTATATCTACTATTCCTTCTTTAACTAACTTAGCCTTTATTGTTTCAATACTAGTTAGATTATAAGAACTTAAAACTATAGTGCCTGTCTTTTCTAACTTAGACACTTTAATTGAGTTAAATAAATCATTTTCACTATGATTATAGTATATAGTATTAATTATATTATATATATTATCTTGTCTCGTTTCTGATTTATCAATTGGTCTTGTAAACATTTCTAATGACTTAAGAAATTCAGATTTCTCTTGGATATTCATAGCTAATAAGCCAGTAATGAATTCATCTAAAATCTCTTCAAACTTTTTTTCTGTAAAGTATTCATTATATGTTCCTGTCATTCCTTTTGTTGAATATACTCCATGATTAGTACTAGTAGGTGTCCAATCATCCCAACCCTTAGACCAATCTGAAGTACTATTTGAATAATTTGGTTTAGAAAATTTATTGTATTCGAATTGCATAATAAAATTTGTCATCAACCTTCTTAGCTTTGCATTACTAATTTCAGCCAAATTTCTACTTAGCTCATTTGGTTCTACTAAAAATAATTTTACCTTTCTATCCATTGTTATTCCTTTTAATAATTTACCTACCATCCTCCGAAGTTTTTACGACTTGACTTCTTTTATACCGTTTGGCATGAATACCTATCTAGGCAGCCATAGCCATTTCAACTGATTCGCCAGTTAACGTGACCTTCCTATATCCTTTTCTTGCTGTCAATTCCATAACATCCCCATGTCGTAAATAT